TCAGTGAGCTTACCATCTGCGGCTGCTCTTTTACGGAAAGCTACAAACTCGTCACCAGTCTGGGCAATCCCATCCCGAAGAGCGTCGATAGCCTCATTCTCAATTCCTTGTTTTCGTAACCAATTATATACATGTCCGATAAGCCATGTTAGGGCTAGTCCTACTAAACCCCAAACCGTCTCACTCATCGCTACATTTTCGATTAATGCTCCCCAGTCCATTTATTAACTCCTAATTACTTTTCATCTTCTGAATATAGTCATCATCAGCAACATTTTCTGTGGGTTGCGGAGTAGAACTACTTCCTTCATATGAGGGGACAACGCTTTGTGCGAAAGTCTTAACAACCTCATACTCTTCCAACTTAACTAAACCGTGAATATCGTGGAGGGAATCCATCCATGATGCAATTTCTGCCCGACTACCTGCTTCTGAAGCTTTGGGTCGAGGTTGGGACTGATCATACTTAGGCCACTGACCTTCCATAATTTTTACAATCTTAAAATCATGTCCTGATTCCAAGTCAGTAATGTCCCCAAAATCTTCATCCAACATTGCAGCAATAACCTTTTTGAAAAGGATCACCCCAATAGATAGAATCTTAACATCTCCCGTTTCTCGATCTACAACATTAAGGTAGTACCGAGATCGAGGTTTAATCTGCCTAGCGAGATCCTCATCCTTATTAGGCTCCTTCCAAAGAGAGTAATAAGTATCGCAGAGAGGACACGGTTCCCCGTGAATCTTTCGGCAATGTACGTTCTTTACTTGTCCGTCCCCAGTAGGGATTCGATGAATACTTGTTTCTGCGTAGAACATAGTGTCCTCATCCTTACCAGGAAGGATTCGCACTGCATTAGTTCCATCTTGAATCCGCAAGAACTTATCCAAAAAATCAGTATTTGCATTCCCAGAACCTTTGTTACTAAGTTCACTGTGTTTTGCTCGAAGAGCGTCCAAATCAATAGCCATGTTAAAACTCCTTATAGTTAGTAGGGCCAGTTACCGTATTATAGTCTATACAATCAGTTTTTTTTGGAGGAACTTTGTTTAATAAAAAGAAGTTCTTCACTAGGTTCAGTAATCCAAGCAGGATCTACATCGTGTAGATCAATGGTATCATATCCCATATTTTTAATTTTTTCTATAGCCGCTAAGGTATCCTCCATAGAGTATTCATCACAACAGCGATGATGGAAAGAAACTGCTACTTGAGCAATATCTAAAGTATTGAGAGAATTGATAATATCGTATTCAAAACCCTCAATATTCATTTTTAAAACATCAAAACCCCCATAGAGTTTAACAAGGGTTTCCACGGAAACCGCTTCTACTTCTTTGTAGGTCTCTTTATCAAATTGCTTGAAATCATCATGAGTGGTATGAGCCGCCATTTCAAAATCTTGGTTTTTTTCATATCTGATCTTAATAATGCCATCTTCCCCACATACTGCCTTTGCCATAAAGCTAAAATTGGGGAAAAGAGACCCTAATTTCCATGCAGTATAACAGGAGGGGACACTGGGATCGCATCCTACCACTTTATGCCCAGCACTTAACATACCTGCCTCAAAGCCTACCTGAGTAATCCACGAAAGACCTAAGGATAGAACCCTTGCTTTCGTTGGCAGCATGTCTAAGCATAGGTACTTAGGATCACTACTTTTATCTTCAGCACTGCCCCCGACTAGATGTAAGTTATATTTATTTTCTACTTCTTGCATTTTATAAAATTTCTATATTATCTGTACAAATTTGTTTCGGATCTGCGGTTAGACGAGAGCTGTACGAGCATGTCCTTCTTGTGGTCCAAAGAGGACACCAAGCCCTTGAGCAGGGTGTACTTAAAAGACGCATCATTGACGCAGGAGGCTAACGTGGAGAACTCCTCTGAGGACTCAACAAAATCATCTAGATCTTTAGCGGTCTGCTTAGTGGACGAAGTTGATTTTCTCTCCTTTCTCGTTTGAGCTACATATTTTGTTAATTCCAAATTAGCATCATCAAGTCTCTTTTTTGCTACAGACAAAAGACCTTGATAATACGAGTATATTGAAGATTGACGAGTAATCTCATCATCAATCTCATGTTTACTAAATTTTGTAATTTCGTCTGCGATGTCCACATAGTTTTCCCATGTAAGATCATCAAGTGCTTCTAACAAGTGTAATGATTTACTCATCATAATTCTCCTCAAAAAGTAAATACCAAAGCTTAGGATTTTCGTTTTTAAACATCAAAAAACTCCTACATACTGCTTCGGTTATAAATTCGTTATCCGATACCACTGAGCCATTCTCTTCCGAACCTCCCAGTCCAAAAGTTTCCATAAGTACATGACAAACCTCATGTATTATAGAGTGTATGGTGGTCCTTTCATCCATTGATTCTTCTAACAATATTTCATGATTGTTAAAATCTGTGACCCCATAACATTTATCCCCCTCTTCTTTTAAGTTTTTCTTAATCTTAAAAGTAAACTTTGCCCAGCCCACATCAAAGCCTTTGGGGAGATTTTTAAGAACTCTATTCACCCTCTACCTCAATATCCTCCCCCTCTGCCATTCTCAATATATTATAATCTATAGTCATAGGCACGGTAAAGCGCGGTCTGCCGTTTCTAGATTTTACAACATACGCTCTCATTCTTCCTTCGTCAAATTCCTGCTCACTTTGGTTCAAAGATACCGCAAAGTCGCAAGTTCTAATTTTACCATAGGAGTCCCCTAGCTCCGCATCTGTAATAATCTTAACAGCACGACCTTGCCTGTTGGTCTGGGTTGCTGTCCACAATAGTACGTTTGTCTCCATCGCTAACCCTCTAAGCTCCTCCGCAATTCTCTGCTGTGCTTGATACTCATGTTGATTCTCTCGTACAGGTCTCAGAAGCTCTAAGTAATCAACAATGATTACATCAGGAGTAAAATCTTCATAGTTATGGAGCTGTACCATCAAGGCTCTTAAAGAGTTTACGTTCGCTGTTCCAGTAGGAAACTCTTTAATAACAAGCTTACTATCAGGAAAATTGTTTTGGAAAATACTTAGGCGTTCTCCAACTTTTAGCTGCGAGGATGCATTCTTAAGTTGGCCTTGTGGTATTAAGGTAGCCACCGAATCGAATCGTTGGGCGATCTTGTCTTCAGACATCTCTAACGACACATAAAGAACCTTACGCCCCTCCATCATACTTTGGATAGCCTGATTCACTAACCAAAGGGATTTACCAACTCCAGGAGGTGCTATAACCATAGCCAGTTCCTTATTTCCCAAACCCCCCTCCAAAGAGCGGTTAAGAGCGGGTAACAAAGTCTTATATTTATCCTGCTCCTCTGAATTGTAGGTTCTGTCCCACCTTTCTCCAAAATCGGAGAAATACGTCTGACCTACATCCACACTCCTACTAACCGTCAAGGCTTTTCTAACAAGCTGCTCGGTTTCTTCCATCCTATCTTCTTTAATAAGAATCAAAGACTCTTTAATTGCCTCCTTCATAGCCTCACGCTTGGCAAAAGTCTCAATTAAATCTAAATAGTATTCCTGTCCGTCTAATGCAGACGTATCAAGTTTATTAATGTACTGAAGTTCGTCAGTATAATCATGTAGGGACTCCCTCTCAGCTTTGGTTTCCCTGATTTCTTGTTCAATGAAATCATCAGTAGGTAATTTCTTATACTTCTCGTAATAATCCCGCACCACAGAAAAGATTCTTCCGTGTACTGGAAACTCAAAGTAACTTGGTTGTACTAAATTAACAATTTGCAGGTAAAAATCTTTATCTGATTTGAGGAGATACAAAACTCCTCTTTGAATATTTTCGCTAAATTGATACATGTCGTCCTCTATTTATTGTGGTTTGTATTTTTTGTGTGGGTCAATCCCTGCCTTATCATAGTGATTGGCCGAGAGTTTTCGGGAAGCATCTAATTTATCAGCAAGTTCTCCTTCAGTTAGCCGTCTACCACCATTATCCTTGATCCATTGATCAGAGGGGGTGTACTTCGCATAAGCTTTCCATCCATTATCCATTCTCTCCTTACTCTCTTCTTGAAGTTTAGCATTAATCTCATCCGACCCCCCAGTTTTCTGCACCCCTACAGCGCAAGTCCAACCCGCACCTTTAAAATGTACAGCAGGGGCACCTCCACCCCAATATCTCTCTGATAGCTTCTTGCACTCAGGACATTTAGTCTTTTTGGGGTTTGTTCCTATAGAGTAGTCTCTTTCCCAATAAATATTACAATCATCACAAACCCATTCGTATACTGCCATGTTTAATCCTCTTTAATTCTTATCATGCTCCACACTCCCCACCTGCAAGAGAACAGGCTTCTCCTGTTTCGGTCCCTTGCTCCCTCTCGCCACTCTCTCCCATATATTTAGTTATATTCTCGTCCGAAAGAGTAATTGCTTCTAAAGGCTCATTACCTTTTGACCCCGCTCGATACACAGTTAGCCCCTTTAAGTAGGGTGCATAATCTAGTGCTGTTTGGGAGAAATCCTTAGGAGTAGCAGTTGAGGGTAGATTTATAGTTTTCGATATGCAGGAATCAATATATTTCTGAATGGTAGCCTGAACTCTGATGTGATCCTCTGGGGTAATATCATACGCCCCCACAAAGTTTTCAATGCTCTTATTATTCTTATAGTATTCCTCAAAAAGGGGATCAACTACAAGCTTTTGCTTCCAAATATTATTTTGTCGGTATCTACGGTGGTACATTGCGGAGAAAATAGGCTCAATGCCTGAACTAACCCCATGAAGCATTGAGATAGTTCCACAAGGAGGAATAGTAAGCATCACAGCGTTACGAATCCCATATCTCTTAATTAACATTCGGATTCTAGCAGGTAAAGTTTTTGCAAAATCCTCACTAAGGTACTTCTTGTAATCAAACTCTGGGAACGGACTTTTGTCCCTCGCCAGATAAATTGACATCTTGTAAGACTCGTCCCTAATCGTAGTAAATAGCCTATCCAAAAACTCTAAACACTTCTCACTCCCATACTTAATCCCAAGTTTGATTAGCATGTAGTGCATACCTATTACCCCTAGTCCAATCCTGCGGGAACGGTTTGCCACAGTCTTACACTCCTCAGTGGGGAACGCATTAATAGTAAGAACATTATCTAGAAATCTAACACCCGTACGAACCGCTTTAGCTAATCTCTTCCAATCCACATTACTACCATCCTCCAAGACCATATTGTTTAGGTTAATATTACCCAGACAACAGTTACCGTAAGAAGGTAGTGAGATTTCCCCACAAGGATTAGTGGAATCTAGCCTCTCAAAATAAGAAACATTGGTATATTTATTAGCAAAATCAATATTAAAAATTCCAGGATCACCAGACTCAACAGAATTCTTCCAGATAAGATCCCAAAGTTCTTTTGCCTTCATATCATTCAGCCTAATAACCTCAAAAGTATCTCTCCAATCTTCCCTGTGGAAGTTCTCCGCTCTAACCCTAACATCTTCTTCATCAAGACCGATGACCCTTACTACTTCTGAGTCGTCCACATCCCCCTTCTTACACCGAAGAAGGTCATACATGTGGTATTCTTTGTTATTAAACGAAAAAAACCAGTCCTCATTTAGTTCAACTGCTTCGAGAAATCTGTCCGTTATGGCTACAGAGATATTAAAGTTATTTAGCTGGCCTTGGTCCAACTTAACAGAAAGAAACTCAAGAAGGTCAGGGTGGGTGATATTGAGGATCCCCATGAGGGCAGTCCTGCGGTTCTTACCCGCTCGTACATGCTCTCCCACCTCATTGATCATCTTCAGGACCGAAACGGCTCCTGGGGCTGAATTAGCCACACTACCTATGTGATCGCCTTTGGGACGGAGCTTGGACACGTTAAACCCAACTCCACCACCAGCACAGGAAATCTTATACATATCCTGTACGGTTCTCCCTATGGAGTCCACACTATCTTCTGGGATAATTACATAGCAGTTAAGTAGGTTGTGATGTCCACTATTTCTACCTGCTCCAAAGATAATTCTGCCTCCAGGAATAAAATCCCCAGACCCCACTACATCGTAAACAGCTTTTTCTACTTTTTCCTTGTCTTCATCCCTCTCAGCAGAAGAAACGGTTTTAGAAATAACCTTAGCTCTTTCTGCCCATTTTGTCTCTCCAGGATATGCATATCGTGATTCAAAGATTTCTTGACCAAGAGTGGTCAACGATGTAATTGCCATTTATTTATTCCTTTATGTACGAAATACCTTTGTCTTTTATGATAGACAATCGGGGCGAAGAATCGAGAAGAGTCTTCAAATATTTATTATGAGTTATAACGAAGATAGTCTTGGTCTTCTTAAGTTCCATCAATAGTTGATGAAGACCTTGTATGCCTTCTTCATCAATATTTTCAGCCACTTCGTCGAAGAAGATTAAATCAACATGAGACTTGTCCGTTAGAAGAAGTAAGTCTTTTAGCCCAAGCATGATTGCCAAGTTTACCTTACGTTTCTCACCACCAGACAGAGATATATACTGAATCAATCTTCCATCGGTCTCTATTTTTTCGTTTAATTCTCTATCAAATTCTACAAAATACTTAGAGTTTGTTAAGTATGATAAGTAAAAATTACACCTATCATTAAAATGCTCTAATATATTATTAATAATATGTTTTATAATCCCCTGCTCGGAGAACGCTTTCTCCCAGAAGCGCATAACCTCATACCAAATCTTATTAAAGTCCTGCTCCTTCCTTGCCTCTTCAATTGAATCTGATAGTTCCTTTTTTATGTCTTCGTAGTTTGTCTCATCCCTGCACAAGTTCTTATACTCTAAAATAGAAGAGAACTCTTTTGAAGATACTTCAGGACGCTTTAAATTACTCAGCAGAGAATTAAGCTCGTCATTGTAACTGTCTCTATCCTCCTTCATAAGAGTTAGATTTCTAATTCCCCTATCTTTATCGAATGAAATAACCACAGTCTGTCCACACTCACCGCACGGCTCTTCTTTCCCAAAACTCTCAAGCTTATTAGAAAGCTTATTTATCTTATTAGAAAGAGCAGCCACCTCCCCCTTAATATCCCTAATCTTTATGTTGTTTTGGGAAAAGGTATTCTCCTCTTCTAAAATATCATCTAAAGACAGAGACAGTATGTGGTCATTATAAGACTTAAATTCTTTTTTTGCTTCTTCTACCTTATCAATTTTTTTATTAAGGATATCTATATTCTTACTGTTCTCTGTTATTACCGCTTCTTTTTCTTTTATACCTTGATAGAAGGCTGATTTATTAGAGCGTATCTTATCCCGCATCAAGAAAATATCATCAAGATTTAGAAAGGTTCTGATGATTGTCCTCTTATCGTCCGCTGAAGAGTCTAAGAAGTTAACATCATTAGATTGCCCAAAAAACATGGAGGCTAATAAGACTTTGTGATTAATATTTAGAAATGAATTAATGTCTGCCTGTGTAGCTATTACAGAATCTTTGGTCCTGTTTTCTTTACCTACAAGGAACTCAAGCTTAGTTGGTTTCTTTTGTCGGGTAATCACTATGTCTTCATCGTTGTGCGTTATATGCACCTCTACCCTACACTTCTTCTTAGCCTGATTATTAACAAGGCTACTCTCCGTGCTTTTTCTAATAGTCTTACCCGTTAGCCCAAAGAACAACGCCTCAATTAGGGCACTCTTCCCTGAACCATTTGAGCCACCCGTATCATTATTCTTACCCTTTATTAAGGTAAGGTTACTATAGTTTGAGAAGTCTAAAGAAACCTCTTTAAACGAATAAAAATTTTGTGCCCTTACTTTTTCAATTTTCATCCTTCAATAACCTATACCCCTCCATCAAAACTTCAGTAGAAATTGTAGAATTAGCGGCCTCTACATAGTCTGATATGATTATATCATTTAAAGAAAACAAATCCCTGTCGGGATCGTATGACGAGATGTCCTCTTCGTTGAACACAGGTGAGTACTTTATATCCACATACTTAGCCTTTAACTTATCATAAGGTATGGGACAATGATCTGAGTCTACCAGAATCCTAAGAAAGGTAAAGTAGTTAGGGTCATTGATAGCCTCTAAATTTCTCTCAAGATCATGAACTGGGTACAGGAGATGTCTTGGCCCTGAGTCCACCAACTTATACTCTACGCTGCCATCATCTAAAATAGCATAGAAGTTATCCTTAAAACACTCTCCGTAATTAGTAGTGTAGGGTGTTCCCAAGCAAACTACCTTTGAATGAGGCTCCCGTAATCCTCCTCGTCGCTCACAAAAACCATGAATATGGCCCAAATAAGTAGTAGAGTTAAAATTAGAAAGAGTAAGGCTAAAGTCAGCATCACCAGCGGAATTAAGACAACCGATATAACCAAAATGGCCGAATACCGTATAGCCCGAAGGAACCATTTCCAAGGCATCAATAATAGTTTTTTCATTTTCATAATGAGGTATAAATACCCTTCTGTTCTCGTCATCAACGTAAGTATGTTCAATTATCTTCACACCTTCGTCTTCAAAAAGACTTAATGCAGTTATACCATCGTCTGCTTTGGTCTCGCTATCATGATTTCCTCTAATCACATAGATATTTTTAGAGTCAGACATACCATCTAAGATAGCCTTAAAGGTTAGAAGCTCTTTTGGAGAGGGCTTCCTGTACATGAAGACATCACCCATTATAATAACGTCATCTGGAGTCTCTTTTGAATATATTCCAGAAATACATTTGAGCTGTGCGTCTAGTAGTCCCCCTATTCTGGAGTTAAGATGAAGATCCGTTATAACAAGTGTTCGCAAAGCGCACCCCAGCTCTCAGGAAACAAAGAGAATAATATATTACTAATAGCCTCCGCATACTCTCTCGTCTCTAGTTGTGTATGAGAATCAATTCTAAGCTTGTATAAATGAAACCATGCCAAGAGAGTCCCAGTCCAAACAATCGTCGTGTACATAGACTGTGGCAGAACCATACGGGCCATCTCAGGAGCAACATCCATTTTCAGCAAATTATTATACTGATCTATGCAAGAATTACAAAAAGATTTATATTCAATATCTTTTTCGGGTATTAGACCATCGCCACTACCTTGTTTTATGGAATCTTTTGGCTTAGATCTCCATGTCTCAGGGGTATAGAATGTAGGTTTTTGAGTAATATACCTCCTACTTACTTCAGACATAGACATTCCAACCTGATGCTTCCCTAATTGTCTTAATACAAATATAGGAACTTTAAGCCTGAGGGTTACTGAAGGGTGTCTAAAGGGGAGTAAGTGTTTATTCTTTGCCAAATAATTTATAAGACCCACATCCCTCTTTGAATTAAATACATCGTGATGATTACTAAAGGATGCCCTTGCTGCATTAACCACAAGAAGATCATCTCCCCCGTGAGACAGGTAATGGGTCCAGCCCTTATCCAAACAAGAAATTTTCATTTACTATCCATATATTTCATTACATCCCCTATGTTCTGGGGTACTCCCTCTTTATTAAAGTCTACCTCGACCCCATCCCCAAAAGAAAAGCCAACCTCTGCATCAATTTTTAGAGGTACATCAAAATTAATGTTAAAAGTATCCTTGATAAAAGGGTAGTTAACCATCTCATCATAAATAATTTCTAAACAATCGGACAAACTATCTTTGTGACAAATAACCTCTAAACTATCGTGAACCGTAGCTACGAGATGAGCATTTATATTCTCTTCGTTAAACCGTCTATAGGTGCCTAGAAGCCCACATAAAAGAATATCAGAGGCAGTAGATTGGATAGTAAAATTAAGACCTTGACGTAGGGATCTGTTCTGTACTGAAAAATCTTTTGATCTAATGTCAGGTAGGTTCCTTCTCCTATGAAATATGGTATAGGCATACTCATTTGTTTTGATAAAATTATTAACGAAATCCATGTAAGAAAAGATCCCAGGATATACGTTCTTAAAGTTATTAATAATTTTCTTAGCTCTAGATAAGGATATGCCCGTTACCTCTGCCAAATTAAAAGCACCACCCCCGTAGACAATAAGGAAGGATACAGTTTTTGCAATTTGTCTCTCATCTTTAGTAATATTCTCTTTGTTAAATAGGAGTTTGGCAGTATATGTGTGCAGATCTACGCCCTCATTAAAAGCTTTCTGCATGTTACCTTCTTTGGCAATGTGGGCTAGAACACGAAGCTCCATAGCAGAGTAATCCACAGTAACAAAGCAATGGTCCTTGGGACATGTGAACAGGCTTCTAATGTTATTGTCTTTATCTCTGGGTAACGTATGAAAAGACACCCCCATAGGCTTCTGAGCAGTGTAGGCAGCGCATGACAAGCGACCTGTGGATGTTCCATCAAACCTGTAGTCCACATACACTCTTGGCGTTTCGTTGTACTCAATAGCCTTCTTCGTACCTACCACATAAGTCTTCTCTAACTTTTGCGATTTACGGAGGGATAGTAACCCCTTCAAAAACCCTTGAAGATTCCTAAGTTCCCCCGTACTCTTCTCCTTCAACACTGATAAGCTTATCTTCTTACCTTCATCCCTGTAGTTCCATTTACCCACGGCTTTCTAGCTCCTCTTCTACTTGGGACAATAATAATTTAAGAGTGGGTGCGGACACAGAAGGCTTACCCTTCGGAGTTCTATCAGGGGGGTACACCTCAAAAGACCCCTCCCTTGTGTATAGTATATCAATAAGATCTTTATTAGATGCCATATTATCGGACGTACTAACTTGGTCAAAGGTATAAAGGTTATCCTCCTCTTCTATATTTGAAGAGGATAGTTGCCTTGCCACAGATCCTAACCTGCCCTCGCTTACATGCATCCCATTAAACTCCATCTCAGAAAACGGAGTCAGAGCTGGCATTATTAATTCGGACGTAATCTTACCCATCCCTAGGTCCTTAATCTTATCTTCAATAAGATTAAAAAGTTTCAAAGTAAAGTAAGTATCCATAGCGTTACCTTCGCAACAATCAGAGAGTGACATCTCCGACCATTTGAAAGTTTTCGGGTTACTTATAGTAAGCATTAAAGGTTTTCCAATTCATTCGAGAAATAAAGCTTAACCAAGTCCATCAAGGACTTTGGTGCCGTCTCATTGATAAAGTGGTGCATAATCTTAGTGTCCCACACACACTCTACATTTATCCCATGATTCAGCAAAAACTTAAGATCAAACTTGGCGTTGTGGAATACTTTTTTATTATAGGGGTTCTCTAAAATTATTTTAACCCACTTCCGCATTGTTTTAGAATCTTCCTCGCCCTCCTTGAAGGGACTGTCCTTGTGATCCCAAGGGATTACCCAAGTACCATCCTCAGAGGATATGGATATGCTCATTATCTTATCTCGAAGAAAATTAAGACCTGTAGTTTCTAAGTCCACGGCCAAAGTTTCCTTACACTGTTTAAGCTTCTCTCCCAAGGAGACTACTTCTTCAGGAGTTGTAAGTACCTCATAAGAGAAATCACCTGAACCTGTGTTGCCTAGAATATACTTATCATACGCATTTTTAATATCCGTCTCAAACAAATATGAGTGTCTGGGTTCTTTTATCACAGCGTATGGGTGAAAGATGGGGACAACGGTACACTCATGCCCAGAATTGGTGGAGTATGGGAAAGAGCTACCTCGCTTACTTGTTATTCCACTTTTCTTAATGAGCATTTTCATTGACAAATTCCCACAAGTAAAAACTAACTTGGGTTTAACCTTATCAATAGTAGCGTCTAAATGCTCACGACACAACTTCATGTTTACTGGTGTCATATCGCCCTCTTTGACGGAGGGACATTTAACAGATGCAGCAAACTGAGCGTCTTCTGGGTAGTGCTTTAGAAGTAGATTCATTTCCTTTTTAGAAAAGGGTATAAGCTTCCCAAACTTATACTTCAGGGAATCAGATAGAAATAGGACTGGTCCTTCTCTAAGTTTTTCGTAATCTAAGTAAGAATGTTCAGGCTTGCTTTCCTTTAGGATGGAACATCCTTCACAAAGAGAATTGGAGCAGGAGGGATTTAAGCCGCTATACAGGTTTTCTAGTTCTTGCATTAGTCTATTATAAGTTATGGTTAAGAAGGTTTATTACATAGATAACGACAGGTTTGAAGAAATCATTCCCCTCTATCTTCAAAATACTAAAGAGTATGAAGATGAGTTAATGGAACTTTTCGATCTACTCATCACTAATATTATAGAGAGCTTTAAGTTTAATATAAATAAAGAAGATGCAAAGCAAGAATGTTTTTTGCTGATCTTGAAGACCTTGAAAAATTTCCAACCCTCCAAAGGCAGCGCGTTTAATTACTTCACAACCGTTATCGTAAATAACCTAAAGCTTCTGTACACTAAAAACAAAAAGTACGAAAAAAAGATAAGTGACTATCAAGAGCTAAAAGGTTCTCACAAACCAAGCTCTTGATACACGCAGGATAAATAATCCTCCGACTCAATCCCTGATCTTTTAAACTGCACCAAGTGAGGCACTTGGGTTGTCTTAAAAATAACAAATGCATGAGGCATTTTAAAGCTATCCACAATATAAAGGGGAACGCTCTTTTCGGAGGGGGTACTATTTTTAATTGCCTTGAGAAGAGTTTTAGATCCTTCGTCCCAAGTAGATAAAAACAAGATACCCAACCGCTGCCTATGCTTCCTCTGTTTTCTTAAGATCTTATTGAGTTCATTCTCTGTCTTAAGAAAAATTGGAGTAAAGTTCATTACTCTACAATCTCAATGTTTTCTTTCGCGGCCTCTTCGTCCACCCCAATAAGCTTACCTTCTTCGTCGAAGTTAAACCCTGAGGCTTCGTAGTCATCCCTGTTCTCCTCCATATGCTGGACGAGATTTGAGGTTAGCTGCTCTTCTAAGGCTCGAATCCCATTAAAAAATATAGACCTCACGAACTCATTCATACCGAGGTCAGTGGGTTTTACCGTGTTGGCGAAGTTGCGAAAGGCTTCTGCTTCTTCTTGGTTTAATTTTAACTGAAATTTCATCCTGTTCTTACTCCTATACTCTGTTTTTATGTTCCAACCTTCGGGACGGAACTCATAATTTAAGGTCTGTGGTTTTTCCATTTGTCTATTATAGCTCAGGAGACGAAAAAAAATGAAGGATAATTACGATTTAACTAATCTTCGCAAGAAGCCAAAAAGAAAGAACAGCCGTACCAAGGGCAGCACCTTCGAGAGGCAAATAGCGAAGACATTCAATGATAGATTCAAGACCAAGGAATTTTCAAGAAGTCCTGGATCTGGGGCTTTTGCCACAACCCACTCACTACCTGAATACTTAAAAATATATGGTGATCTAATAACACCTAAGAACTTTAAATACTGCATTGAATGTAAAAAAGGATACAATAATATAAACCTTTATAGCTTATACAATTATAGTTCAGACATCTGGAAATTTATAGAACAATGTGAGAAAGATTCTAAGAAATGTGACAAAATACCGATGGTGATTTTTAAGCAAGACAGGCAACCAACGCTAGCTATCGTACCCCAAGAGGTGATATTCACTGAGGCAGAAAAGTACATAGAAATACACAAAAATAAAACATATAAAGTTTATTTATTTGAAGAAATTCTAAAAGATTGGGACTCTATGTGGTTTTATCCATGAGTTTCTCTAAGAGGATTTGTTGTCCTCGTAAGAAAGCAATCAGCAAGCTTTCTTCCTTAGGTTCTCCCCACTTCTTTCCCAGCGCTTTAGCAGCTGCCCTAACTTGATAAAGGTCTTTATCTTTCTCTTCCTGAGACAGTTCAGCGTAAGGTACAAACAATTCAGGGTTCTTCTTTTTCTTCCTCCTGTTTCTCTTCATCCAAGCCTCATGAACAGCTTCAGCAGCCTCCTCCTCGGTTCCTGCGACTTCGACGCTGTCCACAGCCGCTTTTGCAGCATTTGTGTTTTCCTTTTGAGCATCCTTGGGCAGATCCTTAAAATTAGTATTTAAAATATCTACCTGTGGACCCTCATCTCCCCAGCCGTCCTCGGGTTCATTTTCCTTAGCCCATTTCTTATCTGTAGTTGGTTTGAAACGGTCCTCATCATTGGGATTTTCTTCTCTAAACTTCTCTGCCCATTTTTCATGAAAAGATGGACCCAGAGTTTTAATAGCCTCCTCCCTCGCTTTCTTAGCTTTCCTATCCGCTGCCGCTTTTTCCTTCAACTGTTCTGGAGTCAATTCCCTCACTTTCTTCAGTTCAGCTGCCGCTGCGTCCCTCTCTGCCTCCGCTTTCTTCACTCGCTCCTCCTTAGCGGCCTCCGCCCTTTCCACCCGCTTTTTCTCAGTGGCCTTCGCCCTATCCGCTACTGCCCTATACTTAACTGCCTTAGCCTCAGCTGCCTTAACTGCCTCCTCAGCCTTAGTCGCTGCTGCCCTAGCCATCTCCGCTGCATTCTTCGCTACCTCTTTATTCTTTTTAGTTGCTTGCTTTGCCTCAGTTTCCGCATTCGTAGCCCTAGTCCTAGCTGCCGTCCTTGCCTTCTTTGCCTTCTTTACCTCCTCTTCAGCTCTCGTAGCCTTAGCTGCCTCCTTATCTGCCTTAGCTGCCTCTGTCTCAACCCTAGCTTCCTCTTTCTTCACTTTCTCCTCCGCTTTCTTATTCTTCGAAAAGGCAGCTCTTAGGGGTTCCCTATCCTCTTTCTCCTGCGCCACAAGCTCCTTTCTCCTCGCCGCTTCCTCCTTCGCTCTCTTCTCCAGATCAGCGTACTTCTTTGTAAATTCGGCAGGAGTAAGATTCTTCTTATCCTCTTTCTTTTGCGCTTCCGCCCTTTTCTTAGCTTCTCCCTGTCTCCCCTCTTCGGCGGTATCTCTATCAGAAATTAGTTTGTATAGAGTTTCTGAAGAACCAGTCTGGACTTTAGTGTTACCACGATCCCTCTTTATCAATGCTCTTTGGTCATCCCCCTGATTCACATAAATAGCGCTTCCTCCTTGGTGTACAAATGTTGCTGTTTGAACATTGCGTATAACTTCTGCATTTCTAGCTCCCGCATAGTGTCTGTTGTGCGTCAAGTCTCTTTTTTCATTAATAACATCCTGATGTGCCAGTGCCCCTAGTGCATACATTACTTGGGCATAGCTTTTAGCATCACCAGTAAGAGTACCGTCTTGGCTGTTCCTCTCCTTGCTTGCCATAAGTACTTGTTTCACACCGCTGTCACGAATGGCGGTCCTGATCTTTTCTAAGTGCTCTGCATCGGATTCTATTGTCGCGGGAGGAATTGGGTCTTCTCCTTTTAACGCTCTAATAGCCCCTGCTCTTCGTTCCTGGTGTTCGTTAAGACTCGACCCCGCCCCCTCACGCTTCAACCGCTCTTTCTTCGCGCCTGAAATTGCATCCTCCCACAGGTCAATTGTCGCTAACCCTGCTTCAATCATCTGCCCGTCAGGACCCTTTGCCAGTGTTCCAGGTGTTAAAGTCTCTATCAAGGGCTTCGTAGATTTAATTATCTTTTTGTAAATTTTACACGCTCCCGAAAAAGCTTCTTTCCCAAGCGATTCCCCACTATCAGCACATTCACCAAATAGCTTTTTAATATTATCTATATGATCAGTCTCCGTCTCACTCAGAGTACCAACATACTCTTTATCCTCATCGCGACATATATATTCCATTACCGCAGGTAATTTTGTGGACCCAATGTCCCCCATTGTGCTGGATTGAACTCTCTCTCCTTGCGCGGGAGAATGAACCTTAGGCTCCCTAGAAATAGCAAAAGCAGTTGCATTTTCACCACAATCAGCACCATATCCTTGCAAAGTTTCATTATCTATCTCTCTGATAAGGTTGTCATCAATATACTTATCTAAGTATGTATCGGGACCCGTGAACCCATCGTCATCCTCTGATGGATACTTCCCGCACTCTTTCCTTAGAAAATCTGTTTGCTCATCATTCATTAACCCTTTAGCATACTCTCTAAGTTTTATCCTTTTTTCCTCTCCTACGCCTTCCTCTTTAACATCTCCCTCCACACAATAAATATCTAACAAGTCCTGTTTAGCCCCCAACACATTAGATGCCCCTAGTTGGCCCTGTCCCGCCCCTATTGTAAAATCAGGGGGCATACCCGTAGGCGCAATGCCTTCGGCAAAGTGTCTATTACCTATAATAACAGCGAGAATGGCTTTTAATCTATCAGCATTTACTGGATTACCGTTATCATCTGTTTTTATCTTCCCGTCATCACCAATACCCGCAGCCTTTTTAAGAAATGCTTCAGCATCTTCGGGCTTTGCTCCTTCGGCCACCAAACGCTCCATTAAAAAGTTATAAATTGCAACGGCCTGTATTTCCCCTTCTTGTGTAAGGATAGCAGAATCCATAGCTAAATAGCCAACAGCAAGAGACCTAAGAAGGGCATCAGCAGACCATAGCCCCGATTCCCAGTCTTCCAAAACCCCGTCACCAAATTCATCAAGACAACCCCAATCCTCCTTCTCCGCCGCACCCTCTATACAATCATCAAGTCTACGAGAATAAGTATCTAAATTTTCTACTGCTGTTCCTCGACGATCCTCTCCTGCCATGGTATAAACTGGACCCTCTTCATCAATAGATATTTCAGGTATCGCGATGGACTCACTCCCAATACCTCTTTCCGCCCTATCCGAGTCTATAGTTGTTCTAATTGCCAGTAAATGATCTCTCATCTTAGTTTGTATTAGAGATTCTGAGGCGGTACATGCACCTATTGCGGTGCCTCCGAATCTAATACATCCGTACTGATCAACGGAAATATCATATTTTTGTATTAGGTTGTTGATATCATGTGTATAGTCTCCATTAGCAGCCTTTTCTGGGTGATTTTGGATATCCATCCCTAATTTTAGGAACTCTGTAACTCCTTCCAGAGTCACAACTATGGTTCGCTCATCTATATCAGTAACTTCTGCCGTTAGCTCTGCCAGATCTCTCATTTTTTCAAGCTCTGTGTCTATATCCTGTTCTGATATTTTTCGATGCGCGCTATCAGCAGTTGCAAGTGCCCGTTGATTATCATCTTCCAAAGCCTTAGATAGTACTACCGCTGCACGCTCTGCGGCGGCAGGTCCAGGAGCCTCCAACACCTCTTGACCCCCTTCACCTTCACCACCTTCACCACCTTCACCACCTTCATCCTCCGTATTGCTGGTGGGCTTAGACTTCTTAGCTTCCGATGGAAACATTAGTCTCCAATACTTTTTGGCAAATCCCGATTGTCCTCTTTTTCCATACTTATCAACAACACCAGCCCACTGCACTTGACCCGTACTTCCCTTTTCATTATCGGTAGCCATAATGGAGCCCGTGTCAGACTTATATAACTTTATGTTTCCCTCAGGCCATGTGGCGGGTGCTTCGAACTTCGCCTCCCCAGCAGTACTTATAACTGCTCGGATCTTATCCTCTTCGGACATACCCTCTGCCTCTTCCTCACGCAAAGAGAGTTTAAACCTTCTCTGCCTAAGTAACTTATAATTATCTAATAAAGCGTAATAATAGTCCATGATATTCTTATTATAGAAAAAGCCCAGCCCAGAATAATCCAGGCTGGGCAGATACTATCTTTTTATTTTTCTCACCTATGTTTAACTATTTAGAACTCGAATCGCCGTGATCCATGAAGTCGTAACGGAATTCCACCTCAATAGTATGGAACTCATTAGTCCCATAATTAAATTCAGCAGTCTTCCATGATTTGGGGTATACCCCATACACAGTAGTCTCATACTTAGGCTTACCCTTAGGGTCCAAGTGTATAATAGTAGCCTTCGGTGCCTTGAAGTTACCTGCGGTCTGCATTGTACCATTCATAGGATCATAAATGGACGTATACCAATTCCAAAGAGTTTCTGATATTTTATTTTGATACTGATTATCGAAGGTCACTGTCAGAGCCTCAGGACTGGACTTTCCAGGATAGAAGACCTTATCATTAACCCTGTGTACTTCAATATCCTCAGAAGCAAATCCTATCTGCGTTACTTGCTTTGCAGCCAAGGTCAGGAATTTGGACTCTACCCCTGCGACAGTAGTAGGTATCTCGAAATGAATCTCGAATTGATAAGCTCTTACTGAATCAAGACCTTGAGAAATCAGAGGAAGTGTAACCCCATTCATTCCTCTTTTACTATCAACTATTCTTTCTGTTGTCATTTTTATTTACTCCTATAAACTTCCTAGTTGTGCTGATTGATTAGTTAGATTCAACTCGAAAACTACCATTTCTGCGGTCTTGGTTGGCTTAATTAAAACCTTAGTCCACATTTCGTTTCTGTCAACTCTAACAGGTGTATTAGTAGTCTCATCACAAACTACTCTGAACTCTGTAATGCCTCTTCTTCGAGAGATATCATCTAACATTGGGTTTAGAATACCCTCTACTCTTTCCCAAGTAAATTTATCATTAGGCTCAAATACTAATCTTTGAGTAGAGGCAAGAATCTGCTTCTTAATATAAATCATCATTCTACGAACATTGATTCTATCAAGTGCAGTGGGTTGTCTCTGCGTAGTACGTTGTCCGAAGATAGCGATACCATTCTGGGGGAAGTTAACGATGGGATTCAGGCAGTTACCACCTGAGTACATTGAGTCTCTATCCCCTTGGTTGAGGACAACTTCCACATCCGTAGGCTTGGTCAAGCGTCCACGAACAAAGCCAGCAGGTGCAAACCACGGGTCTGCCACAGCATCTGTAACACCTATCTGACGGGCTCCATAGATCTCAGGGGCAAGCCAACGGTCCTTCTTGTCAAAGACTTGGAAGACCTTAACCCAAGGCCAGTACAGCGAAGCGTAAGAGCTATTAATAGCTGCTGTCCTTGTTGTAGCAAAACCATTACTCCAGTCAATAGCATCTCCTGGTTTTCCCACCGCAAATGGTGGGGATAAGAGTGCAAGGAAATCTGTAGTTCTTTCTGCGACGGTAACTAATCCATTCTGGATAGTTTGGTTGTCTCCTACTCCAGGTCCTGGAGCTATAGCAAGGGAAATATTAAGAACTGGGTCGTCCAACGCTTCCATTCCTGTCTTACCGCCGTCCGCTTTAACTTGTCCAATAATAGCAGTTGCTGTCAAAGCAGGAGTGGTTGGGACTCCATTATTTCCCCCTGCAAGATTATAAGTACCTTGAACAAGTTTAACAAATCTTGGGTTAACGGTGGTGGTGGTGGCTATGGTGCCATTGGTCCCTGTAATAGTTCCACCCACTAAACTGGCTAGAGGCTTCTCAAAGGAAGTTAATGATGTAACTGCTACGGTATCATCATATGTACCAGTCGCAAAATTTGCAGTTATATAGTCTGATGTTCTGGCATCATAGCTATTACCAATATTTGTCTCTAAGAATGAAGAGGATAACATTCCTGATTTAAAGTTTTCAGCGACAACACCCAAGTTATTAACCTGTTCAATAGCGTTATCAGCCCCGTTAACATCAACCTCAAAGGATACTCCACTAGTAGTTCCGTCTGCCTTGGTCCCAGCGTTGTATCCTGCTCCAGGCCATATACTTTTAACAAGGTAGGAAACAGAACTTGTATTCATAATAGTCCCCGAAGCTACACCATCTGCTGTGGCGGTTCCCGATGCTCCTAGATAATCTAACGGTGAAATCCCCTGAACATCAAGCCAATCCCCCCCTGTTGAAGATAGAATTTGCATCTGGCAGTCTACTGTTGCTAAACTTCCTGCTGCGGCACCTACAAGGAAAGAAGAAGCATCACCCGTATTTCCGTCCGCAAAGGCTCCAAATCTATCAGCGTCTAAACTTCCTCCAATAACTTTCTTCAAAGCTTGAATAGTGGTTGCCCCCTCAGAAGCAGAGGCTGTGATTGTCCCAGACGGAATAGTATAAGTTTTAGCATCTACTATTTTTGATCTAGCATTATCGTATGTAGTAACAATAAATCTAATACCTGAAGTACCAAGGTCAGCACTTCCGATAGCGGACATTCCAATATCAGTTGGCCTATATTTAATGGGACCACTGTGCGTACCACTTACCTTAAATGCGGGACATGCTCCCAGTTGTACAGCAGCGGAAGCCTCTACAGCTACAGCGGTATCAGCGCAGCGAATAAAGCGCAGAGAGTTTGTAGATTCTAAAATCTCCAATGCACCTTCAAGAGCTTGACCCTTAAGGTCTTCTGAAGGCTCTCCAAAGGTGTCAATAAGACCCTGTTGTGAAGTAATTAACTCGGCTTTTCTCTGATTAAGTCCAGCAATTGGACCTCTCGAAGCGAACCCTACAATACCCACAACAGAAGAGTTTAGGGTTGGTGGGTAATCAGAGATATCTTTCTCTATAACATATACACCTGGACTTACGAAATTCGGCATTTTAAATAATCTCCTGTTATGCGTCTCTAATTGCTATTAGATTCCGTAATTGGAACCTTATAACGTGATCAGTAATGTATGAAGCAGGGACCTTTATTGTCTGTTTGGGGGTTAGATAAAAATCCTGGACCCCTTTGGGGGTTCTCAGTGGCAAACTCCAGCTCTGTAGACTTGTGTTGGTAATAGACTTCATAATTGTTCTCCTTAGTATTTACTACTTTAGTAGTATTTTTTTATAATTTTTTTTAATAGATTGTACTATCTGTATTAAATTCTTCAATTTCTCCTGTAGAAGTTATGAGGAATTTTGGATTAGGGATATATCCCTCTAATTTAACGGAAAATGTTCGCCTGAGGATCCTGTCCTGACGGTCATCTGCCTCTAATGTTGACCCATCTGTTTCTTGATCCAAGAAAGCAATGGCTGAATTTGTATGAGAATTCTTTATAACTAAATGTGGATTAAAAAGTAATCTTATTTGTTCTATAATTTGATCTAAATTAGCTTTGTATTTAGACCAAATATTTATTTTATATTCAATATCTAATGCTCTTGGAGCTATACTTACTACTCTAAATGCTCGTTTTTTCTTCTCACTCCAAAAAGACTCATTAACTAGCGAGAAAGAGGCTCTTCTTCTGGGGTCGGCATTGTTTGAGGAGTTTTGATCTATAGAAATTATAGGAAGAATGATATTATTCTCTTGCGTTAGTTTTGCTATCGTTCTTTCTGGATTAGCATGAATACATTTAATATCAATCAGTTTTGATTCTGAATTAATATAACTTAAAGTGCCTAGTTTAGATATAATAAATCGCAAACTCTCTTTATAAAACATGGGAATTTGGCTTACTTTAGTAGTTTTTTCATAGATAACATCTCTAGCCCACTCAGTAGCACCCTTCTTTTTCTCTAAGTCTGGGAACTCTCCCTTAGCTGTTGATTCTATGCTGTTTGTTTTAAAGCTCATCGTAAGAGTCCTCCAAACTTTGAATAGTATTTGGTCTTCCTAAAGGATCTGTAGTTTTTGACAAAGGTGTGTCCTGCACATCCAACGAATCACGGAGGAGTTTAGCGGAACATACTAAATGATAAACGCCATACAATTCAAAGCTATCTTCCTGAACCTCAAACACTTCATACTTTTGATTTTGGAACCTTGGCTGAAGTACATCTCCTGCTTTTATATTTCCACTAATTCGATGTTCCATATAGCTTTTATTGAATATAAATACTTGATCGTTTGTAAGCTCTATACCAAACTGGCTTAGATTTTCTTCAATCACTTTAGGTTCATAATGTCCATAAACTATAACAGGTTCTTTTGTTATGGGCTTATTGCGCTCTTCCATATACACATCATCAAATTGAGACTCACCTTGCATGTACGGAAAATAAAGTATCTCAGAGCCAGAGATTTTAATTAGCTCGTCGTCCACTAAATTAAATAAATTAATATCAGGATTAGCGGGGTCAAAAAAGTTTAATTGGCCTGTGGATTCTTCTATATGAGGAATTGGCATAGAAGGTCCGTTGGCTTTATAATTATTATTCATTAGTATGTTGAGAACCTTGCTGGCTCTTCAAACTCATCAATCAATCTCTGTAATAGTTTTTCTTTTTCTTCTTGGCTTTCCTTAAGGAGAGCATCCCCATTAAGTTTAGCACCCCCACCAGGAGATGGGACTGTTTGGTACTTGCCTCTAATTTCTCCAAGTACTCCTTTTGCACATGCTAAGGCGTACTGCTGAATCCAGTTTCTATATGCAGGATGTAGGGTATCAGAGTTTAGTCCTCTGTAAATAATAATAACAACTTGATCATTAGTGACGGGCTTAGGTGTTATATGTAAATACCTATTATCCAATACAGTAAAAGACCCCTCCTGACCTAAAATCTTTCTAGTCATTTCTAGATTTTGCTGAAGAAGATAAAAATCCCCTATCCCAAAATTTTGAAATAAGAAGTTATCTTGGAAGTATTTTATAAAAAAGTCAAATTCTAAGGTCCCAGCCTGAGATTGAATAGAAAGTAAAGTCTTCTTGTATACTACATACTCTAAGTTATTTAAAATATAACTAGGTATATCATAAGTATTAATACCAGCGGTTGTCTGAAACGCTACAAACTGTGTAGAGAATAGAGGTGCATGATTATACATAGTACTAATAGACTCATCTATACAAGTCTTTAGTTGGAAGGGCGTAAGCTCTACTCGTACAACAGGGTGTCCCAATCTGGCTAAGATAAAATCTTTAAGAGTCTCCTCAAAGTGGCTCCACTCTACTCCATCTACTATGGTGGTAGCGTTTAATTTTTCTATATCTATTTCGCCGTTAGGGGTTCCATCCTCAACATTCTTTCCCCCATATTGGGAGAAACTGTTACCGTAGGCCGCTAGTTTCGGTTTTATCGGCATTAGTTATCCTCTTTACTTTCTTCGATACTGTCTTCTTCTTCTTAGTAGTTTTAACTGGCTTTGTAGTTTCAACCAATATAAATTCAGAAGATGGAGGAGAATCTATGTCTACAACATCCCCCCTACTAATACTAATTAGAGCATCTTCTACTAATAATACAGTTGACAAAGTTCCATTATACCTATATTTCATAATAACCCCTTTAAGTTATATAGGTAAAAAATAAGGGCTTAGATATTTAAATCTAAGCCCTTATTAATTTCTAACAGTAGTTAGATATTATGCACCAACTACGTTACCTCCTGCGACAGCAGAATTGGTAGTCTTATTACCTGGTTGGAATAACCAGTTAGCAGAGAGACCAACGAGTCTAATGATTCGATAGAATCTTGACCCTGGTGAAACAGCAGCTTTGCCGTAACGGGTCAAGATACCCTTCCTTGGTTGGAAGGTAAGAGGATCAGTAATAGTTGGGAGCTGCTGCAATGGAATATACGGGCAATAAACAAAGCCAGAATCCATAGGACCAGAGCCCTTATAACCAATCATAATCTCGTCTTCTGGGTACATAGGATCTACATAGAGATCATACTTACCAGCAAACTTACCCTTGTACTCAATAGAGTTAGCAGTCATATTTGTTGGACGATCAGCAGCTTGCATACCACCTTCAAGCTTCGCAGCAGATTCAAGCATAGAAGCAACTAAAGGTGAAGTAACTACCCAAGTACCTGGACCACGGAAGGTGGTCTTGTAGATATCATTTGATGCAAAGTTAATTGCAGCAAGAAGGTTAGCATACACATGACCAACATGCTGTGGTGCAAAAGCAGTTCCTAGGAACGAACTTGATAGGTCCACTAAGTAGACATTGCTGTTAGTTCCTGACGGATTAAAAGCATCCTTATTAGCAAAATCGTAAAGATATTCACCAGGAATAAAACTCTCAACACCCGTTCCAGCAGTAGGAATATGTTTTGTACCCGTGTTCTTGAAGTCGTTGGAGTTGCCGTTGTCGAGTGATCCTCTGTCCCATCCACCAATATTAGAAGGATCGTATGATAGCATACGAAGATCTTCAATCAACTCACGGTCAATTTCAAGAGTAAGTTCCTTAGACAGGAGATCAGTAAGTTCGCCCTCCATATCAAGGTTGTGATACGCACGAAGATCCTGAGCTGCCTCAAGAGTCCAAAGTGCTCTCATCTTGCGTGTACGAGCAACAACGGGTTGCTGCTCAATGTGCATATTGATTTCAGCAATTTCGTCGTCTGAAAGAGCCTCACCAGCAGAAACGCTGTAACCAAGAATGGTCTGGCTGTCGGGCCAAGAAGCAATCTGACCCCCCATTGTGGTAGACGGTGCACCAGAAGTGTCACCTAAGATAGCACTGAAGTTTGTCCCTGCTCCACCTGCAACGTGGCCGTTGCCCGTGAAGATAGAACTTGCAGTATTACCGCCATAGGTCAGGCGATACTTGCTATAGACTGTCTCAGTGCGTGGTGTCTCGCCCAGATGGCGATCATGGCCTAGATAAAATATCTGCGAAACGGGGCCACCCATAGGCTGAACGCCTACGATGCTGTTTGCGATTAGTTGCGGATACACGCGACGAATGAGGGGGAATGCAAACTTTTGGAATGTACCAAGTTTACCCACTGTGGTTGGCGCAGCAACCTCGTCCACTCTATCTGCATTTTCAGATAGGATCGACTTAGCTTGATTCTCAAGAAGCTGCGCTGTGACCTTACGGGTATAGTCATTATTAATCCCCTCAAGTACGGGTTCCCACTTGGTTAAAATTTCTGGATTTTCTTCTAACATGTGTAAATTTTCCTTACTTAAGATTTATCAGAAGGCATGAACTTCATGACTTCGGGGGTTAAAAAATCATTGAACGCCCTTGGATTGGACTTAGTGATTTTCTTATTGTCAACATCTTCTGAGATGATAACTGCTTTTTCTGAAGACTTGAATGGCTTTTCCTTAGATTCCTCTAAAATTGAGACTGCCTCTAATAGTTTAGCCCTATCTTCTTCAAGCTTTCCAACTTTTTTACCGAGAGCCTTAAGCGATGTCTCTAACTTTTCGGTTTCCTCAAAAGATTTTCTGAGTTCTTCCATCAAGATATCAACTTCACCTTCAACTTCTCGCTGCTCTTGGACGAGATCAGAAATTACATTATCCTCATCATCCTTCTTCAATTCCAAAGCCATCAAAGTTTTAACTGATTCAAAAAGGCTAGCATTCCTAATGGTTTCGTCCTCTTCGTGCAGCTCTCTAACGGCTTGGTCCTTTAATTCATCTACTCTCGCTCTAAGAAATCCCTTTACTTTAGCTTCAAGCTGTAAAGTTTTCTCCTCGACCTGTTCGCAGATGATGTTATTTACTAATTCTGCTACATCATTGATTGCTGCTTCTGAGAGCCCCTCAGGCAGTAATTCAGCGATGGGCAGGGTTTGTTCTTCTTTAGTTTTTTTCATAAAAATAAACTCCAGTCATTATAATATTTACATATAGCATCTATATAGTAGTAAAAATTTTTATTTTTTGCTTAGTTTATTTTTAAGCATAGTAATAAAGATCTTTTCCGATTGGGCTTTTTCATAAGTTACCCTAACTGTATCCTCAATAAACTTTGAATTACTCTCCTCATTAACTAATCCAGGGAAGGCACCTTTAGTGGAGGGATCAGCTACCAAATCAAAAGTTACTAACTTAAAATCGTCATTAACCATAGATTTGCCGTCTGACCGTTCTTTTAAAGATCCCATACCTCTAGAGGAAATACCAAGCTTTACTCCCCCCTTAATTAGAGCCTGAGCCACCTGTCCGCATGGGGTATTAAGTATCTCTGCTTCCCCATACATCTCATTTCCTCGCATTTCCAGCACGGTAACAAGATGGGAAACATTGTGAAGCTTTACCGCATCTTGAGTTGGGTGATCTAACTCCCCCATTAATCTCCGCTCAGTAATTGCCTCACCTAATCTTTTCATTTCTCTGACAAGTAGTTTCTTTTCATAAATTCGATTATTATGATTAGGAGTACCCGCTCTTTGGAAAATACCTGCAATTTTCATAGTTCCTGAGCTTTTAGATTCCTCAAGAATTTGTAAATTTTCAATAATAAATGTATCTGAAATGAACATTATTTGCCTTTCTTAGCTTTAGCTGCTGCCTTCTCAGAATTTTTAATCTTATTCTTTGCGCCTGGACCATATAGTTTTTCAAGCCGTGCAGATTTAGTAGTTCCGTGCTTCAGCATAGTTCTAACCGAATGAGCCTTCATGCTTTTAAAATCAGCACCTGGAGTAGATGATCCAGGAGTAAACCCCTTAGCAATCTTTCCCTTGCTTTTTAATCCCCAATCAGCCTTAGAGATAACATAAACCCTATCAGCCCCCTCTGTACTGAACATCTCTCCAACCTTTCCCAACCTTAATGCGTCTGCAATGGTTGGGTAGATACGGACTCTAGACTTCTTAGCCTTAACGGCTCCCTTCTTCTTCGGGGAGTCTTTAGGGGCGGTATACTTCTCTCTGCCCTTCTTAGAGCCTTGACCAGACTCAGTTCTCGTTTCTAATATAGTAAATAGGGTCATCAGTCAACCACCTTACTTCTAAGCTTTTTCATTAAAAGCTCTACAATATCTTCTTCTTCGTCTTCTTGTTTTTTGGGAGCCTTTTTAACTTTCTTTTTAGCCTTCTTTTTCTTAGGTGCTAAATTGGGCGTAAACGCACCCACCGTATTAATTTCAGAAAGGGTTTGCTTAACTTCTACCAATAGATCTCTAATTTCTAACATCATATTCGCGAAATCGTTAGACTCAACAACGGGAGCAGGGGGGGCTGGGGTCTCTTCTAACACTACCTCCCTATTTTCCACGATACTTTGAACAAAATCGTTAGGAACCTCAACATCAGATATGTCCACCTGATCAGTAATTCGGGGGGAATATATGGAAGTATCAGATTGAAAAGAGGGCGCAGAAATTGTAGTGGCCCTCTTTTCAATCTTGTCTTGTGCTAACAAATTTTCTGCAAAATCTCCAACTGAAAATTCCATAATTTATTTTCACTTACCCTTTGCAGAAGCCTTAAGTTCTTTTACCTTCTTCATAACTTTAGACTCTTTCTTTTTGGACTTCTCATCTACATCCTCTTCATCTTCGTCTTCGTCCTCTTCGTCTTCGTCTTCGTCCTCCCCTTTCTCGGGTGGGAATCCCATATCTTCTGGTGGTACAACTCGCCCCCGAAACTCCTCAAGCTCCTCCTCCTCTTCCTCTTCGTCCTCCATCTCCTTAACCTTCTTAGCCTTCTCCTTCAACTTAGCCTTCTTAGCCTCGCCAATACTATCTAAAGCTTCACTAATTTGATCTAAATGAGCCTTCAATTGCTTGTCTGTAATCTCTTCAGCAATAGTGGACTCACACAAAGGACAAGTAACGGCAACTTCCTCTACAACCGCTCCCTCTTTTAGAGAGACACGAGCTGCGTCCCAAGCAGCGTTTTTAATAAGGGATTCTACAAAACTGTTTTCAACTAAAATACGATCTGACATAAGATTTTTCCTTAATTTAATTAGCACAGGACAATAGATATGTCCCTACAGTGTATTTACACATTTCGATAAAAATATATTATTTTTATTTTTATTTTGCAGGCTATCCTCCCGCAAAAACATTCTTTGACCCCGTAGCAACTCTAGTACACCCAGCAATACGGTCTCCTACCCTTCCACATCCTCTTCCATTTACAAAAACTGATTTACTGCCAACGGCAATAGGGGCAGTGTGGGAAGGTCATGGGCTTCCAGGAAGCAAGTGTACTGAATTATGATCTCTTTGTCTTGATATACCTAAACCATTAGCTATAACATTGGACGATCTCCCCTTCCTGTAGGGGGTGCTACAGTGAGTAACGTCTGCATCGCCATATCTTGTAACTGCTGGCATCTAGTTTACCAAAGTATGTCCTTAAAGGCTGGGGGGAAGTATCCTATTTTAGGGACTGTCTTTTGATTCTGGTCGCTCTCCAAGGATGCTCCTCCACTTTTTAATCGGGTACTAGATATATAGGTCTTCTCTGAATCTGTCTTCTTTACAGAGAATAATTTGATACCATTTAACTGCCCGAAAAATAAGCTATTTATTATACCCGAAGATAATTGGCCCATAGATAAATCAAGCATATCAGTTATATCCATAAAGGAAAATAGATCTCCCATAGGAAGTCTTTTACCTAAGTTCCCATCTTGTAAATCATAATTAGTATCTATATCAGAAAGAGTAGTTAAAAACTTACCTAATATAGATTTTTTAGATGAGAAGCTTTCTCCTGTTTTAGATAATAACTTTATTTTATCTCCAGCAGAGAATGCTTTGGTAAAGTTTATAGCATTCAAATCAGGCTCACTGGCCGCATTTAATCCAGTTGTAGCTTTAACTGGCTTAGTAGAAACCCTACTTTTAGTATCGGAGAATGGGCTCATTATAAAAGACATACTCCTAGTTAGTGTTTCCCCCTCAGGGTAGGAGTTCAATATAGATCTCCCTTGGAATATATTAAAATTAGTTTTATCTGTGGGGAATATACAGAAGTCGGTTAGTATTCTTCTAGGGTATACATTTCCATCTAATGGGATATCTAAATCGTTATAAGTAACTTCTATATAAAATTCAGAGTCCGTGGCGTTAGCTTCTAAAATAAAATTCCAAACAGGATCATCTGCTGGTATGTAGAAGTTTTGTCTAGGACCTGAGAAGGCAGCTACTGTAGAATTAAAATCATCATCACTGTCGTCCCCCTCCTTCCATACCCTTTTGTACTTGGCTGTAGTAGTTCTTAGAAGCCCATCAGGGGTTGAGGGAGGTTGGTCGGTAATGCTACTACCTACTAAGGAGTACAGCATAGCATCAGGTATGGAAACACCATCAGTCACCTCAGTACCAAAGGTAGCACTTACATTGAGGTCAACACTATATTCACTAACCGCATCTGGATTAGTAGAACGATCTCCTAATAGACCTAAAATTACGGATAGTTCAGATAAATTAAATTTATATGCTTTATCCCTATCCGAATAAAGAGCTACACCGCGTATAGAGGAGTCTCTACGAACTACGGGCAAAAACTCATTCGTCTCAAAAACATCTTCCTCTGTGCCATCTCTTTTTACAACACTTATAGCACTATCAGCTTTAAACTTTACACCACATATAGAGGAGTCTCTCCGAACTACGGAAGCCTGAAGACGAATATCTGTGGGGACGATATAGTGCCTTTGTGCAAATCTAGAGGCATCCCCAGACTCTGTATATTTTTGTGGATTTAAACTTATTTTCTTATTTCTTATGAGGGTAAGAGCAGTATTTCTATTTGTTATTGGATCAGAAAACGTAGGAAGTCCATTTGGAAATACCGATGCCGCTCCTTCGGCAAGAGTACTAAACAAGCGCGGATTATAATCACCAATAACACCCTTGTAGGTTGCCTGTTTAATTGCAGCTAATAGATAAGCACCTATATTATACGATGTAAGATTTTGATTCTTTAAAAAATCTAAACTATTTATTGTTTGCTGGCTGAGAGAGTTTTTAACTAAATTAGTTTGATATAAAAATGACCCAATAGTAACCCCATTAAATGGTACAAAAGTATTTGCCCCCTTTGAAGATAGCACATCTTTTAGAACTAAACTTAAGGAGGTTGCGTATATTCCATTAGGATCTAATCCTAATCTATTAGGAGTCTGTGTTGTTGCTAACTCTAATATATCCTGATTTGCCTCAATTCCATAATTATATTTCATATCATAAGGATTGAAAGCTGGATCTGCAAGAACTAAAGACGTAATAGGCTCAGACATGCTAGCAGGTTCTGGCATCCACTCTTCGGCAAGGTATTTCTCCAATGAGAGTGGTCGAGGAAGACCTCCTGGACCTATTGGGTACTTTGGTCTTCCTGTTTCTGGTGGCATACGGATGGGTCCTCCTGGTGGAATTGGTGTTGGGCTGCCTCCTCCTCCTCCTTGAGAAGATCCTCCTCTTGGAACTTCACCCTGTTGTCCCCCTGTGGGTGCTCCTGTGCCTGTCGGTTCAACGAGTCCCCCTCCAATAGGATCTGTTGTTCCTGGTTCTGTTGTTCCTCCTGTTCCTGTGATTGTTCCTGTTCCTGTTCCTGTTGCTCCTCCTGCACCTCCTGCTCCTGCTCCTGTTGCTCCTCCTGCACCTCCTGCTCCTGCTCCTGTTGCTCCTCCTGCACCTCCTGCTCCTGCTCCTGTTGCTCCTCCTGCACCTCCTGCTCCTGCTCCTG